CGTCGGGATGGACTACGAGCGTTCAGAGCGTTACGGCAACAAAGAAATACCTTTGGAACTATGAGACCGTAACCTATACAGACGGTAGTACGGCAAACACAGACCCCGTTATTATAGGTGTTTATGGTGACAAGGGCGATACCGGCAACGGTATTTCGTCGGTAGTCGAATACTACTTAGCGAGTTCGTCAAGTTCAGGCGTTACTACATCTACGACGGGATGGACTACAGACCCGACGGCTACAGCGGCCACAATGACCAAGACGAAAAAGTACCTTTGGAACTACGAGCGCATAAACTACACAGACGGTACACACGTAGACACAACGCCCGCTATCATTGGCCGCTTTGGTGATACCGGCGTAGGCATTTCGTCTATAACTGAATACTACCTTGCTACGTCTGCATCGTCAGGCGTTACGCGCTCTACGTCGGGATGGACTACGAGCGTTCAGAGCGTTACGGCAACAAAGAAATACCTTTGGAACTATGAGACCGTAACCTATACAGACGGTAGTACGGCAAACACAGACCCCGTTATTATAGGTGTTTATGGAGATACAGGGCCAGAAGGCCCACAGGGGCCAAATGGTAACGACGGCGTAACCTACGAAATCGCTTGCACCGTAGGAAACGTAACTATAGCGTCCGACGCTGATAGTGCTACGCTTAATTGTTCAGCAGCCTTTTATCGTAAGGCAGGAACGGCGGCACGTCAGGCCCATACTTGCCGTTTTGCCGTCTATTCCCGCACGGGTACTACTTACGCGCTCTTAACGATGTATAATAGTACCTACATAAATAACGGCTTTGATGATGGCGTAAACATAAAGGCCAACGTCTATACAGGCTACGACGCGGTAGTAATTTTCATGTTTAGCAGCGCGTACACCGACACAAACCCGGCAGGGCAGGCGTACTTAGCCAAATGTGAGATTATCGTTAAGAAGCAGGGCAACACCGGCCCCCAAGGCCCACAGGGGCCAACGGGCGGCACGGGTAGCCAAGGCCCGCGAGGCTATAGAGGCCCCGGATTACGCGGCCCGCAGGATTGGACGCAAGCCGAGTTGGATTTTCAATTTTACAAAGGCGCAGACGGTGAGCCTTACGAAGATTTTGTAGTATATAACGGCAATTACTACAAGTGTATTAAGACGCACACAAAAACCGCCTCAAACTATCCGGGTAGTACCTACGACACCAATAACGGCCTTTGGCAGTTATCTACGAAAATGGGATTAGTAGCCGCTAATATCCTGTTTGCCCAACACGGCTATTTTGGTAGTGCAAGAATTAGCGGCGATTGGATGATAAGCACCAACGGAACTATAGACGGTACGGCCTACGATAACGGCGCAACCTATCAGGGTATTACCGCTTATTCCCTGTTTAATCCAAACAACCCGTTAGGCAAATACTTAGCAAAGTATGCTTATGGTAGCGATTACTCATTTACAAGCAGTAACACTACTAAGTCATGGACTACGCTAACTTTGGAGGCCGGAAAAGTTTATTACTTATCGGCCAAAGGCTACGGCAGCAGTTCAACAGGCTATTACATAAGAGTACGCAACACGTCTACCGGCACTACCTATTCGCCTGTATTGATTAACAGCACGTCGGCGGTAACACGCGCAGGCTACATTAAGCCAACGGAAAGCGGTACGTATTATTTGGAGATATACAACCCTAACGGGCTATCAGGTACGGTTAACACCGTTACTTTGGAAGAAAAGAATTTTGCCCCATACTACGCGCTTGATTTGCTTACCGGCAAAACATATCAGGGCGACGTATATGTAAGAGGCGGTGTGCGTAGCCCGTTCACGTACTTAGGACGTGGCGGTACGTTTGGCAATGACTTTTCGGACAACATAGCCGTTTACAGCGCGTCGGCATCCGATTACGCTTTGCCGTGGACTACCGACCAGTCAGGCCGTAAGGTAGTTATCACTAACTACTATTGGAACGGTAGTTATTCGACGGCATCCGGGTACGCTCAACTAACAGCCCCGACGGGTAAATATTTCTATGAAGATGGCATACAGAAATCTACTATCAAGTTAAGCCGCGAGGCCGTAGAGTTGTTAGGTTACGGCGATAATAATAGTTTCTACGGTTGGATTGTGCTAAAGCGAATAGACTTAGGCACAGAATCCCGCTACGGCCACCACATGAAGATGTTAGCCGTTGGCCGCGTTACAGGTTCAAGTAGCGGGGCAAGCGTATCTTATCATACTTTCGACGGTAGCACAATGTCAGTTACAAGAGACGGCCAAGGTATTTATACCTTATCATGGAGTAATAATAATTGGTATGCAGATGCAGGACACGTTTTTGTAATGGTATGCGGCTACGGCGTTATTGACAGCGGTAGTAATCCGCTATATGCGTCCGTAAAATCGCAAACGAAAACGTCTATAACCGTTCAGACGGCAGACGATGATAGCCGAAACGACGGCGCGTTTAATTTCTTCTTGATGAACTTTAACGATTGGATTTACCTATAAACCAACAGCGTATGAAAACAAAAGTAATCTTTAACGACACTATCCCGTTTAAGGGATTTATCGCTATGTGTTTGTGGCCGTTTATATTCGTCAGGAATAACGCGGCAAGCCATTATAACACGGTGGCAAACAACCACGAACACATACACGCGGAACAACAAAAGGAAATGCTTTTAGTTGGCATCGTATTAGCCGCTATCGGCTACGTCTTTGTCGGGCTTTGGGCGTTGCTCTTTGTGCCTCTATTCTTTTGGTGGTACGGTATCGAATACCTGTACCGGCTTTGTCAGTACCGCAACACCAAAAAGGCATACCGTAACATTTCGACAGAGCGGGAAGCCTACGCCAACGAAAAGGATTTAACCTACCTTACCAACCGTAGGCGTTTCGCATGGATTAAGTATTTACACATTTAATAACCCCATTAAATTTTAAGTATTATGGCAGTTAAGCAAACAAAAAAATTGAATGACAGCAGCGTAACAGACGTTACGACCGTCAACAGCACCGACCGAATCCTTATGCGGGATAGCAGCGGTAAGTTAATCCCCATTTCGCTTGCAAACCTGAAAGCGGCTATGAATGGCGGTGTAGACCAAAACGTACAGATGGACGGCGTTTTCATTATGTACCATCGTAAACAAGACGATTACCCCGTAATGGTAAAACCCCACAAGTGGCCAAGCCTACAGAGTGGCGGCGAAGTGGCCGACGGCGTAGCCATCGTAGAGGGTGGCAAAATCCTTATCGTTGCGCCTACCGAATCGTCTATGACATGGAGTAGCGCAGCCGTTAGCGGTGGCGGCGTAACCACGTCAGACCGCGTTACGGCTTTGAACGATTGGGCCGGTAAAGCAAACACGACGGCACAGATTACGCACGCCGAATGTAGTAGCAACGCCTACGCCCCCGGATATTGTGCGAACTACAGCCGCGTAAACGCCAACTCTAAGGGCCTGACAGCCGGTAAGTGGTGGCTACCATCTTTGGGCGAAATGATGATGATTTACGCCAACATGACAAAGATTAACTACGCGCTTTCGCTGATTAGTGGCGCAACGCAGTTGGCAGAGGCCGGTTATTGGACTTCGACCGAGTTCAGCGCGACGAACGCCTGGCTTCTGGGCCTCCTCGGCAGCGCCAACCGCAACCCTAAGGCATCGACCACGTATCACGTTCGGCCCGTCTCAGCATTTATTGCTTAATTCTTACTCTTTAACCTTTAGTTCCCGGCGAAAGCCGGGAACATTACAACGTAATTTTCAGAAATGGCAGACAAACCGATTAAGTTAGTATCTACTACGCAACTATACTTAGATTGCAGGGCGTTACTCAATGAGATATTAGACGTTACGCCCAACTTTCCGCGTGACTATAAGTTTACTATCGGCGCAGAAATGCAAAGACTATCTGTTAGCCTGATAGAATTAGATGCAGCGGCCTACATGGATAAGACGGGCAGGGTACAAAACTTAATGAGTTTCAAAGCCAAATTCGAGACGCTTAAAACCCTAATCAGGGTAGCGGGCGAAAGACGTTGGATTAAGGGAATAGGGCGGCACGCACATATCATTGAACTGATGGACGCAATAGGAAAGCAAAGTACAGCGTGGAAAAACTCACTTACAAAAGCGAGTAAGCCGGAATCGGAAAGTTAAGACTAACCGAGAGTGCAAGTTTCCGTAATAAATGGGGCTTATACCGTCATTTACGGTTAAGAGCAAGTTAATAGGCCACAGATTGCGAGCCAACCGAGAACAGCGCGACGAACGCCTGGAATCTGAACCTCAACAACGGCAACGCCAACAACAACACTAAGGCATCGAACACGAATCACGTTCGGCCCGTCTCAGCACTTCTTACGGAAGCAGAAACGTAGTATATAAACATTGTCAGATATGGTAACGACTGATGGACTTTTAAAAGCGTATTACGATTGCCGACGGCGCAAACGCCACACGGCAAGCGCGATAGTCTACGAAATGGACTACGAAACTAAACTTATCGCCTTACGCGATAGGATTAACAACCGCGTCTATCAGCCCGGAAAGTCTATTTGCTTTGTCGTAACGCGGCCCCGGTATCGTGAAGTGTTTGCCGCCTCCTTTGAAGATAGAATAGTACACCACTATATAGCCCTACGGTTAGAGCCGCTTTTTGAGTTGGTGTTTAGTCCGCGTACTTTTAATTGCCGTAAGGAGAAAGGGCAGCTTTACGGTATCAATATTCTAAAGCAGGATATTAGGGATTGCAGCGAGAACTATACCCGGACTTGTTGGATTATGAAATTAGACCTACAGGGCTTTTTTATGAGCATCGACAAAGCCCTGTTAGCCGACCTGATAGACCGCTTTATTACTCAATACTATACCGGCAGCGACATAGACGATTTGCGCTACCTTTGCCGAATAGTCGTTTTACATTGCCCCGAAAAGAATTGCGAGAAACACAGCCCGGCGCATTATTGGGATTACCTACCCGCCAATAAATCGCTATTCACTAACGGCGAGGGCAAAGGCGTTGCTATCGGCAACCTGTTTGCGCAACTATTCGCCAATTTCCTGTTAAATGAATTTGATTGGTTTTTGGAAGAAATAGGCATTAAGTATCATGGCCGCTACGTAGATGATTTCTATTGCATACACCAAGATAAGGCCGTACTACTTAACGCCGTGCCATTGATACGGGATAAGTTGGCCGAATTTGGCCTAACCCTGAATCCTAAGAAATTCTACTTTCAGCACTACACCAAGGGCGTAGAGTTTACCGGGGCCGTCGTAAAGCCCAAAACGTCGTATTGTTGCAACCGCACAATAACCAACTTTATTGCAGCCGTCAGGCGGTTAAACAACGCCAAGACATTACGGCAAGTTGAGCACGCTGTTTGCTCTATAAACAGTTATTTGGGCTTGTTACGACACCACAACGAATACGGTATGCGTAAGAAAGTCTTAGGCATGATAGAGCGACCTGCATACGAATATATCTACATAAAAGGCCGCTATGAGATAGTGGCACTAAAGAACAAATATAAGAAGAGAATACAGACATATAAAAGAATACGTGATGGCGATTATTGAAGTACAGCCCAAAGACCCAGTTACATTGCGCGTTGATGTAATAGACATGGGCCTTTTGCACTTATTAGAAACCCGGTATGTGGTTTTGATTGAGCAACGCGATAACGACATAGTAATAGAACTATATAAGAAATGAGACAATGGACTATACAACGATACTTGAATTAGCGGCCACTATAAGCGGCACTATTGGCGGTTGGGAACTTATTAAGTATATGCTTAATATTCGTACCAACAAACGCAAGGAGAGAGCCGAAGCAGATAAAGCAGAGGCCGAGGCCGATAGCGTAGAGTTTGGAGTTTTGAAAGAAACCATAGAGTTTTTACAGACCCAACTAAAGGAGAAAGAAGAGCGGTTTTGCGACCAAACAGACCGCTTGCGCAAAGTGCAAGATGACTATTTCGAGTTGATGAAAAAGAACGCCCAAACAGAATTGGACTTACAGCGTTTTCGATGTGTGCGCCCTAAGTGCGCACAAAGAGAACCACAAAACGGATATTAACCCCTAAAACGCAGATTATGGCTAAAGTAGAAAGCATTGTGCCTTTTATCCTGAAATGGGAAACCGGCACGACAGGGGCAACCCTGACAAACGAGCAGCTTTTTGAGAAAGCGAAGAAACGCGGATTTGCAAACGACCCCGACGATTTGGGAGGGGCCACGATGTGCGGCGTTACGTTGGCAACCTATACGGAATATTGCCGTAGGAAAGGCTACCCGAAACCATCCGTAGCGGCCTTAAAGGCCATTAAGTACGCCGATTGGCTTGCAATCCTTAAAACGATGTTTTGGGATAGGTGGAAAGCCGACCAAATTACTAACGCCTCTATTGCCTTGATGCTTGTCGATTTCGTTTGGGCGAGCGGTAGTTACGGGATAACCGTACCGCAAAAGGCTATAGGCGTAACAGCCGACGGCGTAGTAGGCCCCAAGACGTTAGCGGCCATTAACGCCCGCGACCCCCGCCAACTTTTCGACCTGTTGAAGAAAGAGCGTTTAGCCTATATTGAGCGCATTTGCAAAGCCCGGCCAAAGAACTATAAGTATCGTACCGGGTGGCTTAACCGTCTTAACGACATCAAATTTTCGGGCGTATGAGAAACGAGTATAACAGGTATTGGTATCACCAATTCAGGCAAAACAATAGTAACGGTTGCAGTACGTATTTGTTCCTGATGGCCTTTGCCCTGTTGTGCCTGGTATTAGGCGGGTGCAGGACACACAAGGCCGTTACAGACGAAAACAGCACGGTATCTATTGTAGATACTACCCAAGTGGAAACGGACAGCCTGACAGCCACGCAGACGTTTACCGATACGACGCAGACCACTACGACCACAGAGCAGAACACGACAATAAACTTTGTGGACGGTGGCGGCACGGTAAGCATTGACAGCGCAGGTAACATTACGCTAACCGGGGTGCAGAGCATTACGGGAAACCTGACAACGAACACCAACCAACAAAACGGAATCAGTCAGACCAACGAAGTAACGCAAATGCACACCGATACGCAAAACGGCATAACCAATAACGAGAGCCACGCGAGCCACACAGAAAAAGAGACAAAGGCAGAAAAGCCCGTTTGGTATCAGACTATCTTAGCAAAGATTGGCGGGCTATGCTGCATTGCGGCTTTGCTTTGGCTTTTGTTCCTGTACCTGAAAAGAAAGTTTTAATGATTAGTGTTTTCTGTAATATAGTGCTTTGCCCGCGCAGTCCGAGAGGATAGAGCAGGCATTTTTCAAACCTAAGACGGTAGAAATGGCCGTAGAGCGCGTTAAAGGCCGTTGGGGTTATAACTATACACCCGACGCGAGAAACGCGCTTAAAAACGATTTTCGGCGAAATTTTAACACTTAGTAACGCCTAAATCGGCGACAAACGCCACTTTTTGCCGCCGACGGCCAAATATAACAAGAAAAACGCGATTTCTTAACACGTTATCAGGACATGGTAAGTTATTTGCCATTTCCTAACACGTAGTCTATGACTTTGCGGTTTGCCGCGTCTACCTTATCCCGGTTGTACTTAATGTAGATACCCGTTACCCTTGCGCCGTGAGAGTGGCCTAACGCTTCGCTGATAGTGTCCTTTGGTATATCCAATTCAGCGGCATAGGTGGCCCACGAATAACGCGCCCAATACCAACTTAGTTTCTTGTCTATCGGTTTTAGTTTCGGTTGGCCGTTCTTATGCTTTTCGTCTATCGGTGGCCCTATACGCGCCAGCGCATTGTCTAACGTACCCTGATAGGCTTTGGCGTTGGTGCAGCGGTCAAACATACTTAGCAGATATTTTTCGCCTTTGTACTTATCCAAAATGGCTTGCGCCTCCGGCTCTATCTTAATGCTATAGAGTTTGCCCGTCTTTGCCCGCCGGTATTCTATACGCCCGTTTACGATGCTTTCCGGGGTGAGTTTCGACAAATCGGCCAAGTTGATACCGATAAGATAGAAAGAAAGCATGAACAAATCGCGGTATTCTGTATAATGGTAGCGCGTTTCGAGGTTTACGAGTTGGCGCATTTTCTCTACAGGTAATACGCGCATCCGCGTTTCTTCTGTTTTGACTTTGTAGTGCCTGAATGGGTTATTAGTCGTAATATCATGGTCGAGGGCATAGTTAAACGCCCGGCGTAGGACTTTGATATAGGCGGCACGGGTATTAACGGCCAAGTCAGAGAGCGACGTATAATAATCGTCTATCCACACCGGGGTTATTTGTTCGCAATATAGTTTTGTGGAATCCCCACAGAATTTGTTAAGCCTGATAATAGCGGTTTTGGCTATGTACTTTGTACCGCTTGCCCGGCCCTCTAAAGTTTTCTGTATAAGGTCGTAGATAGACGGTACGCCGATAGTAGGTTTGTCTAAGTCCAAGTTGGTAAGCATTTCCTTAATTTGCGGGCGCGTGAGTTTACGCCATTGCCCGTTTTCCATCAAGTCAAAAATACGGCTACCAACAGACGTTAGCAGGGTAGTAAGCACGTCGTTAAGTTTCTTTGCGCCTTTGCCGGTGCAGCGTTTCGTAACGCTATCCCATTCGTCAGGGGCTATGTATATCCCGGTGCTTAGATAGATGTTTGTACCGTAGCCGACAACGATTTGCACCGGGTAAGTACCATCTTTCAAAGGGCGGCGGGTATCAAGTCGTAAGGTAGATTTTGCCATAAGATTTGCTGAAAATTTGCTGAATTATGTACCATATAACGCCATTTCGCGCCCTATTTTGCCCGCTTTTTGAGGGTTTGGGAAACGTCAGGAATAGCGCAAACCGCTTGAATACGCGGGGTTTGAGCGGTTAGGCCGCTATTTCCTTCTAATAATTTTGTTGTGTTCATACTCTATTGATTTTCATTTAGTTATATATTCGTGAATTTGATTTGCTGAAAATTTGCATTATTCTATAGTGAAGTCGTAGACCCCGCCAAAGCCCATTGTACCGTTAGCCACAAACGCAAAGCAGTATTCGCCGGGCTTACCCGTAACCGTAATATCGTACACCTTTGGCCGTAATTCTTTTACGGCTATGTTCAAATCGTCAGCAGAGGAAACACCAACAGACGAACCGAGCAAACTAACAGAAACGCCCGTTAGTGTTCTGGTATTCTTCTTAACGTCGAATCGGGCTACCTCAAAGTCCTTTGCTGAATAGTTGGCCGAAAACTGATAGAGGTTTACAATATCCGTTGTTTGAGGCGTACCGAAGTACATACGGAACGTAGCCGTACCTTTGAAATGGTTTGGGCTTGTATTGCCTTTGAATTGCAGCTTAGATTTAATCTTAGCCATTCCGAAAGTAGCGGCAGAAGCCAAACCACCGCTACCCTTAATAGCGTTGTGGGTTATCTTATCCATCCTAACCGCCTGACTATCTACGAGGGCAAAGATACCCACAGAATCGGCGGGAACTTGTGCGGTAGCCGTCAGGTAGGACAGACACACCAAGATAAAGCAAAGTCTTTTCATACGCGCACGTTATTTATTATAGGTATCTAATATCCCGTCGCCGTTGGCATCTAACACACCATCGTAGCGGGCAAACTGATAGCGGCCTGATATATCTACGTAGCCGTCGCCCGAAAATCGCCTTTGCAGTCTACCCGTAGCCGTAGCGTCGAATCGGTTAGCATCTACGAAAGCACAGGTAAGCGTCAGGCCGTCGCCCTGATAGGTGTAGTTTGGGTATTGCCCTGTAGTCGAGATTTCCGTTAGTTGGCCAACGAGGCTACCGGCATCAAAGGCCGTTACCCGCCAACATTTGCCGTTGGCTACCTCTACACTTAGCATTACCGTACCCGTTGAGGCTATATAATGGCCTGTAGGCGTACTTTCCTTATCGTCGCCGTCAGATGAACACCCGGCGAGTAACAAAAGCCCTGTAAGCCAAAATAAGTACCTTTTCATAGTTAGTAATCAGGAATTAACGCCACTATCCGACATTTCTTTTTTGTTCAGGCAATAGCCTTTCAAGTTCAGAGATACGGGCTTTGTACTTTACTATTCTATCCAACAGGGTTTCAATAGTAGTTTCAAGTTTGGCTATTTCGACATCTTCCGGGCTATCCATCCCGTCAGGTAATACGCGCATATCCCCAACGCCACGCAACAGCCATTCAGCCGATACGTCGGTATGGGCGTTAAGAATCAGCAACAAGGTATCTACCGTTATCGCGCCGTCGTGGGAGATTTGCCGGTTTAGACGTTTTTGGGTAGCCTTATCACCGTTGGCCAAACCGTTTTCCGTTTCCGCAAATTCGGCAAAAACCGCTGAAATTCTTTGTCTTACGTCGTTTTCTGTCTGCATAACCTAACACCCTTAATTGTTATAAAAAGTTAAAGATTAGACGTTTTCGCCTAAAATGTTTGGTAGTTTACCCGAAAACGTCTATCTTTGCACCCGATATAAGTAAGTAACTAAGTAGCGGTACAAGAAAGGCTGTCGGACATCTAAGCCCAACTATCGAATAATAACCAACTGCAAAGATACGGCAGTTTTTCTTTTCCGCCAAAGGTATAAGTAAGTAAATAAGTAATTTTAACTAAAATTTGTCGATTATGGCACAAAAGAGCATCAAAAACGGAAAATATGCAGTCAAGGAGTTACCCGCCTTACGTGCAAAGATTAACCGGGAGTTCCTGATTAGACTACAGCCCAAAGAGGGTAAAAGTCAGTTGGTAGGCTTTACGCGCCTTTGCCTCATAATCGGCGACCTACACGCCGAACACTACGCCAAGAAAGCGTTAAGCAGCAAAGAGACCGCACCACGTTTCAGCATGGGCGCAGGTAAGGGTATGCAGGTAGTTTTCTTTCCACGTTGATTATTCACCCAAAAATAACAAGTAGCACAAATGAAAACAGAAAAGGTAACACGCGAGGAATTGCGCAGTATGGAAATGGGAGAGAGCCGGACGTTTGAACTACCAAACGCCCAGGCTTGCGACAACGGTAAGGCCGTTGCCTACCAAATGCAGAATCTTTTGGGGTGCAAGTTTAGTGTAACGACTGACTACACCGCAAACAAACTCACTATCACTAAGAACGCTTTATGATAATAGACAAGCCGATAGTAAACCCTGATGGCCTGTATAATCAAAAGCAGACCGCCGCCGCTCTACACATAGACCGGCACACCGTAGCCCGTTACGAGGCCGACGGAATTATTAAGTTTCGCATCCGTAAGGCAGGTAAGGCAAAGGTTACTACCGGGGCCGATATTATCAAGTGTTGGCAAGGAATGTACACAATTAAATAACTAAGATTATGGCACAGATTGTAATTACCGTTGCGCTATCCGCGCTTTGCATCGTTTCGCTTATCATAGTGGCAAAGGACATTAAGGCGATTGCCGAAGAAATGGGGGGGGAGTAAAGTAATATGGCAAAGTACGACCCCAATAAGGAAAGGTTAGGTAGTCAGGCAATGGCGTTGCAGCGCATGGCCAAGATTTACCCCGATACCTACAAAAAGGTATGCGAGAAAAGGCAGGTACACGCCTGTTTGTACAAACTACCCGTAGAGAAATTCGATGAAATATGCGTTGAGGCTTTACGCGGTTTGGTTAAAGAGGGAATTTGCAAACGTATTAGATAACTTTTAAGCACTATTAGTTATGAAAACAGATTTTTGTATTAGCGTACAGGTCAATATCGGAGTAACGCCCGAAGTCGTGCAGCTTGTTACGGCTATCCTGACCAAGCAACCGACGGCGGTAGTAATACCGGCCCCGTCAAGTGAACAACCACAGCCCGAAGCCGAGGCCCCAACGCCCACACCGGCGAAGAAAGGACGCGGTAAGGCTAAAACCGCCGACGCGCCCGAAGCACCCGCCGAGGAATCAGCACAGGCACAGGCACAGGAGGCCGCGCCCGCCGCCGATGCAGCCCCGGAAACCGAAGAGCCGCAACCCGAAGCACAAGCAGAGGGCAAGGAACTTACCGAAGAAGACGTAAGGGCCGCAATGGATAAGACGCGCCGACGCATCGAGGGCGAGGACTACAAGAACAACACCGACGGCGAGGGCTATAAGAAGTATCACAAGCAACTTACGGCCACGTTTAAGAATATCGCCGCCCTGTTAGGTAGCGATAAGCCCAGCACCCTACCCGCCGAGCAACGCGCATCGTTCATTAAGCAATGCGACGAACTGATAGTAGAGAATGGAGAAATAACCACTAAAGTACCGTACTGATATGCCCGGAGTACACGCTATATTAAGCCCAAGTGCAGCCCACAGGTGGATGAATTGCACCGCCGCGCCCCGGTTGGAAGAAAAGGCCGAGGATAAGGGCAGCACCTACGCCGAAGAGGGTACGTTAGCGCACGCCTATTGCGCCCTGAAACTGAAAGAGTTTTTGGGCCGCGATACGTCAGGCGAACACGCCGAGATAGACGAACTTAACGAGAAGTACCACACCGGCGAAATGGACGAGTACACAGATACGTACTTTACTATCGTCATGGAAAAGTACAATGCAGCCCGCCAAAAGACCCGCGACGCGCAGTTATTGGTAGAGGTACGTTTGGACTTTTCTAAGTATATCCCCGATGGCTTTGGCACAGGCGACGCTATAATTATTGCCGATGGCTGTTTGGAAATTATAGATTTCAAATACGGCAAAGGCGTTAAGGTTAGCGCAGTCGAAAACCCACAAATGAAGATTTACGCTTTGGGAGCATACGAGGCGTACAACTTTGAATATAACATAGACCGGGTTAAAATGACTATCGTACAGCCACGTATAGATAATCTTTCAGAGTTTGAACTATCCGTAGCAGATTTGGAGGCATGGGCTACCAACGAACTTGCACCCAAGGCGAAAGAAGCCTTTGGCCCCGACGGTAAGCAGTTACCCGGCGAATGGTGTCAATTCTGCAAGGTTAAGGCACAATGCAAGGCGTTGGCCGCTACCTGTATCAAGACAGCCACCGAACACCCCGACCCTAAGTTAGTCAGCATCGAGGAAATGGCTACTATCATTTTGCCACAGATAGCCACTATTAAGACATGGCTAACAGGTATCGAGGAATACGCACTACAGCAAGCCTTAGACGGTACGAACTATCCGGGCTATAAGATTGTGGCCGGGCGCAGTATTCGTAAGATTACCGACCCCGAAGCCGTGATGAAACTTTTAGAGGATAACGGTTTTGCCCGCGATACCTTTGTAAAGCCAACGGAACTACGTACCATTACCGACCTTGAAAAGTTGATTGGTAAGAAACGCTTTGGCGAGTTGTGTAACGACTACATAGAGAAGCCGCAGGGCAAACCGACGTTAGCCCCGGAGAGCGACAAACGCCCGGCTTTCAATGCAGCGGCAGACGATTTTAGCGGTATTGATGTATGATTGTCAGGCTACGAGTTAGTAAGGTAGAGCAGGTAGTTTGCAATAACTACACGCTACAGGTTGAGCCGGAGGCGTTGGCCCAAATGCTTTCAGACATACCGACCAACGACTTACGCCAGATACTAAGAAAAGTAAAACCCTTATAAACAAGTAATATGAGAAGTAAGACAGCAAATTGGTTTATCGTCAAAATCCGTTACGAGAAAACGGGAGAGGACGGGCTACAGAAGAAAGTAACGGAAATCTACGTAGTGGATGCTGTTAGTTTCGGAGAGGCCGAAACCCGGATAACGGAATACATGGCCGCGTACATTAACGGCGAATTTGAGGTGCAGGATATTAGCCGCGCCGCCTTTAAGGAAATTTTCTTTAGCGACGAAGAGACCGCCGACAGATGGTATAACGCTAAGTTGGAGTTTATCACCATTGACGAAAAGACCGAAAAGGAAAAGCGCAGCGCAGTAACGTACTTAGTTCAGGCCGGTACTTTCGACAACGCCCTGAAAAGCGTAAACGAGGTTATGGGCGGTACGATGATAGACTACGTTACGGCTAAGATTGAAGAAACTAAGATTATGGACGTTTACGAGTACGTCAGCAAAGACGAATCGGAAACGAGCGAGTAAGCACTAAGAGAGTATTAACAATAGTTATTCACATTCAAAAACAAAGTAATTATGATTACACCACAAGTTAAAGAGAGTAAGGTTATTTTCGGCCCGTGCCGTCTTTCCTACACTCACGTTTTCAACAGGTATAACCCTGATGGCCCGCAGGAAGAGGGCAAGTTTATGACAAACGTCTTAATCCCCAAGGATGAAAAGGAAACTATCGAAGCCATTAAAAAGGCTATCGAAGAGGCCAAGAAAGCCGCTATCGTTTCCAAGTGGGGAGGCAAAGAGCCAAAGAAACTTGATATGCCTTTGCGCGACGGCGACGAAAAAGACGATGAAAACTACGACGGTATGCTTTTCGTCAATGCGAAGAGCAACACGCGCCCCGGCATCGTTGACCGTAAGAAAGTGCCTATCGTAGACGAAGAAGAAGTTTACAGCGGCGTTTGGGCTATCGTTTCCGTTACGTTCTTTGGCTATGACAAGAACGGTAACAAGGGCGTTGCTTGCGGCCTTAACAACATTATGAAGTTTAAGGACGATGAACACTTTGGCGGCAGAGTTTCAGCCGAAAGCGACTTTGGCGACGTTGAGTTAGACAACGAGGACGACGAAGATTTGTAAGCCTTTTTAGTTGTTTGCCATAAGGTTTAGATTTTAAGACGCGCCCCGGCTACCGGGAAGATGTGGTAGCCGGGGCAGTAAAAAAAAGAAAAGCGTATGACTATCGTACTTTTAAGTATCATAATCCTGTTATCGGTTGCACTTGTTACCGTAGTAAGGCAAAAGCAGCAGCCCGTAAAGGACACGAAGCCCAAGGGCGACGAACTGATAAGCCGGTATATTATTACCAGGCTTACGCAGCAGAACTTTATTAAGGCGGTTAATATCGTCATGGACTTAGTACAGACAGAGGGCGCAGACATTGAAGTTATCTACGATAATCAGGTAATCTTTAACGGTTACATTGATATAGACGAAAACGGCAATAATAGGCCCCATTTCTACTACAATAAAAAAGTATTAGACGCTAACGGCATCATTTACAAATAAAGCACTATGACACAGAAAACAGACAATAACGAGCCGTTGACTATAGACGTTGCGACCGAAGCCGTAGAAGCGGAAATAGGCGTTACCGTCGAGTTATGGAAAAAGGAGCGTAAGGCGGCATCCGACAAACTGGAGAAAGGCCGTAGACTAAAGCGCACACCCTTTGAGGCTATCGAGGAAAAGGGCTACTTAGACCCTAAGACGATGTACGACGAATATCAAAGAATCCAAAACCGGGAATCGCGTTTGTCGGCATCCGAGAGAGAGGTTATTTGTGGCATCGTAGAAACGGCTATGCGTACCGTCTTTGCCCGTAAGATTGACGAGGCGAGAAAGGCCGGAGAGGTTAAGCCCGGAATCCAAAAGAAAAAGAGAACCAAGAAAGCAACCCCTAAAGCAAAGAAGTAATGCGAGAATTAGGAATAGACATAGAAACGTACAGCAGTAACGATTTGGTTAATTGTGGCGTTTACAAGTACGTTGAGGCCCCGGACTTTGCTATATTGCTTTTCGCGTATAGTGTTGATGGCGGGCCGGTGCTTTGCGTTGACTTAGCACAGGGCGAGAAATTGCCCGACGATGTATTTGCAGCCCTGACAGACCCGGACGTTATCAAGACCGCGTTTAACGCCGCCTTTGAAAGAATCTGTATTAGCGTCTATTTCTTTGGGGGTAAACTCTTAGACCCGGCGCAATGGCGTTGCACGATGGTATTAGCCGCCCGGATGGGCTTACCGCTTTCGTTGGGGCAATGCGGCGAGGTGCTACGTTTGGCAGAGGGCAAAATGACAGAGGGTAAAGCCCTGATTAGATACTTTAGCGTACCCGCGCCAAAGACAGGCAAACGGCATCTACCAAGCGACGCGCCCGACAGGTGGCAGGTATTCAAAGAGTACAATATTAGAGACGTTGAGGTAGAACAAGCCATTAAGAAAAAGGTACAGCGTCTAAAGCCCGCCGCCTTTGACGAAGATTTGTACGTAGCCGACCAAGAAATTAACGACCGGGGCGTGATGATAGACCGCGTTTTGGTAGATGCAGCCGCCCGGTTTGACGAAGAGTATAAGGCCGAACTACTGAAACAGGCGCAGCAGCTTACCGGCATGGATAACCCCAACAGCCCGGCGCAGATTAAGGATTGGCTACACAAGGTAACGGGCTTTACCGTTGCAAGCCTCAACAAAGCCAACTTAGACGATTTGGATAAGAAACTTATCTATTGGCCCAAGGCGCAGCAGGTTTTGGCTATACGCCGGGAAATGGGTAAGACCTCTAACAAGAAATACGAGGCTATGCAGAAATGCGTCTGCAACGATGGCCGAATACATGGACTTTTGCAGTTTTGCGGCGCAGCACGTACAGGCCGATGGGCCGGTAGGTTGGTACAGGTGCAGAACCTACCGCAAAACCATTTGGAGAGTTTGGACTACGCCCGCAGTTTAGTACGTCAGGGCGACTTAGAAGAGTTTGAACTAAACTACGGTAACGTCACTTTCGTACTTAGCGAGTTGATACGCACGGCGTTTATTGCCGCGCCCGGCCACACTTTCCACGTTTGCGACTTTTCGGCTATCGAGTGCAGGGTTATTGCATGGTTGGCCGGTGAAGAATGGGTATTAGACGTTTTCAGGACTAACGGCGACATCTATTGCGCCAACGCCTCTAAGATGTTCAAAGTACCCGTAGAGAAGCACGGACAAAACGCGGAACTACGCCAAAAGGGAAAGATTGCTACTTTGGCTTTGGGCTACGGTGGCGGCGTTTCGGCTTTGGAAGCGATGGGCGGTAGCCGGTTAGGACTTACCGAAGCCGAAGAAAAACAGATTGTAGCCCTTTGGCGTGACAGCAACCCGCGTATAGTCAAGATGTGGAGCGTTATAGAAAGGGCGGCTTTGACGGCCATTAAGACCGGCGAGAGCGTAACGGTATATCGTAATATCGTTATCGGCAAGCGTTGGGGTATGCTTACTATTACGTTACCGTCAGGGCGCACTATCTGTTACCCACGCGCTGAAATAGGCACAGAGTATAACGATGGATGGCGAGGCGACCACGAAATAATAGAGTACGAGGGCCTTAACCAGACTACGAAGAAATGGGGCAAGGTACGTACCTACGGCGGTAAACTTACCGAGAACATAGTACAGGCCGTAGCCCGTGACATCTTAGGCATCGTAATACTACGCGCCAAGGCCGCAGGGCTTAACGTGGTTTTCCACATTCACGATGAAATAGTAGTAGAGGCCACGCCCGACCAAACTTTGGCCGACGTTGAGGCCCTGTTTAGCAAACCGATTGAATGGTGCAGAGACCTACCCCTGAAAGGCGCAGGGTACACTACACCGTACTATCTGAAAGACTAACAATTAAAACTTAGGAAATATGAAAGAAGATGCAAAAGATTTGGCCGGTTGTAGTTTAGGCTGTTTCGGCGTTATTATCGCTGCCCTGATAGTCGTAGACTTAATCGTTTTGGGTATCAAGTCCGCTATATGGCTTTGGAATTTGTAGACGTAAAACGGTAGAAACGACGTAGGCCGCGAGAAAAGCCGCAAGGTGATAAACTATACACCCGACGCGAGAAACGCGCTTAGAGCGAGAATTTAACGAAATATTAACAATTAAACACCCTGAAAGAATGGAATCAAAGGAAATTGAGGCTCAAATTGAGCAGACAAACGCGCAGATTAACGATTTGCGAGGCAAAAAAGCAGACCTGTTGCGCCAACTCAAAGAGGCCAAGCAGGTAGAGTTTGAGGCACAGCACGGCGTTAAGTCAGGCGACAGAATCCAAACCAAAAAAGGCGAAGCATACTACTATGATAGTTTCGGTATTGACGCTATCGGATTTGTGGTTATCTTTTGCCACCCGGTTAAGAACGATGGCACACCAAGCAAGGCCGTAAGGCATCTTTCGGAAAGCGATTTTTGAAACCCTCTAAATTTGGAAGATATGGAAGAAAAAGTAAAAGTTTGCGTAGAAGTTAATAAGCAGTTTATCCGCGAAGTCATGGTAGCGGTAGGCATTACAGCCGCCGACCCCAAGGCCGCTAACAAGTTGCTCGAAAAGATGGGTAACGAAATTGTCTTAGACGAAGCAATGATAGACGATGAAGATAAAAGCAAGGAAATGCGATTTACCTTTGCGGCTATTGCTATCGGTGCAGCGGCTAAGATGGTAGACACGGAAGAGACAGCAGAGAAACAAAACCCTAAAGAATAAAGCATTATGACAGAGAACCAAGAATTAAAGTTGCAACTTTTGGATAAGTTCGCAAACATCGAAAAGCCGGAAACGGTAGACTTTTGTAAGGCCGCTTTCGATTGGATAACCGAAGAGCCGATAGCAAAGCCAAAGGCCCCGGTAAGGGATGGAATAGCCAACGGCCCTTGCGGTATCATGGAAGAGTTACCCGATGGCATCTACTACGTTTTGGCCGACGGCAGCGTAGTACCGTTCATTCCCGATATGGGCGTAGATGGCAGCTTAGACGGTAGCCAAGTAAGATACGTAGGTATTAAGTGGGGTAGCCGTAGCCTCAAAGTGGCTTTGCACGACGCAGCAGATGGCGAAGAGATTACGCTAACGTCAGGTAAGGACATAACCAAATACGACGGTTACAAAGATAACTATTTGGACGCGGTAGCCGATTGGAACGGCAAAGCCAATACCGAACACCTGAAAGCCATTGGACTTAATAAGGAAATCGTTTTGGCCGACGGCGAGTATATCCCAAGTTTGGGCGAAATGTACCTTATCTATCTGAATCGTAAGGCACTTAATCAGGCTTTGGAACTGATAGGCAGCGACCCGATTAAAGGCGATTGGTATTGGACTTCTACCGAGCTCAGCGCGTCGGGCGCCTGGCTTCTGTACCTCAACTACGGCGGCGCCTTCAGCGGCACTAAGGCTTCGTACACGCTTCACGTTCGGCCCGTCTCAGCATTTATTAGTTAGTTCTTAATTGTTACACTTTAATCTTAGCCCGGCGAAAGCCGGGCCACTAAAAAGCAAAATCGTATGAACATAATAAACCAATTCAGAAGAAAAGCCCGTATCGTAGAGGAAGTTTGCGACACCCGGTATTTGCAGGCAGCACAGGAAGCCGAATACCACGTACCGCAGACAGATACGGACTACCCGGTTTACTTAACCGTGAAAGTTCAGGTAAAGGTAGCGTTTGTTTGGGTTACGGTATGGGCTGAAAGTTGCGACATAACCGACGGAGACACGCGGCCACACATTCTTAAACGTGCAAACCGATTGCACAGAATTTTGGAGGGCAAAGAACATGGATAAGCAGAAGAAACGCCCGGAGTGGGTGCAGTTAGAATTATTCCCCGAAATGAAAACCCCACAGGGGGGGGAGCAGTCAGTAACCAACAAAAGTAAAACCGCCAATGGATAATGAACTTTGCGGCACTTGTATATCTTACGAGCCGGATAAGGCAAGAACCGGCGTAGGAGAGTGCATAATATCAGGTTGTCAGGTATGCGAGTGCCAACAAAGTTGCATAGATTGGCGTAACGGAGGGCCTGACTATGAACGAGAACAAAAAGTATTGCGTAACGGCAATTAACAGACTAACCGGCCAACGTGAAATCATATCCGGGGCCTGTAGCAAGGAAAACGCCGATGCTATCCGCGCCCGCATGATGGCCACTAAGCCGGGAAAGAGACCCTACACCTACCCGCTAACGGTAGAGTACCCGAAACAACTTAATTTATTTACAAAGCAGTTAGATTTATGAATTTTCAGATAGACAGGAATACACTATTACGAGCGTTGGAACGGACACGTAACGCCGTAATCACATACCGCGAAACTTATAAGCAAGGCGGTTGGTTTGATGTGTTTAAGTGCTACATATTTACGGCTGATTGCGACCAACTCACTATAGAAACGAGCAACAGCGAAATTTATATGCGCGAGACGGTAAGCATAGGAAACCCGACAGCGGATAAAAAGACGTTTGCCGTTAATGCCAAGCAACTTATATCGGCCATTAAGTCGTTAGACGGCCAGAGTTTAGAGTTTGACGTATTGGAATACCAGGTTATCGTCAGGCACTCAATAGGTAGTTTTGCTTTGCCTATATTTGAGGGCATCGAGGACTACAGCGCACGAAGAAAACCGGCCATTAACTACGACACGGCGCAGCATATCGAAATGGAAGCACCGGGGTTACGCTCTATCCTGAATCGCCTTGCGTTTGCAATGGCCGACGATGATTTACGCCCGGTAATGAACGGTATAATAATTAGCATGAAAAAGGAGCATACCGATTTCGTAGCATCCGACGGCCACGTATTAGCGAAAATCCGTAAGCAGTCTATTACGACAGAGAAACCGGCAGACGTTGTTTTGCCGCGCCGTATTATCGGTATTTTGCAAAAGGTACTACCGACTACCGGCTTTGTCGAAATGGACTTTAACGCTTTCGATGTGAATTGGCCAACCGACAGCAAAGAGCCACAGCCCGCCCCGGTATATCAGATTATCGTAGACGGTTTGACCATTGTAGGCCGACCGATAGAAGGCCGCTACCCTAACTACGACAGCGTGATACCTACGCAGTTTAGCAAAGGTTTTACTACCGACCGCGTAGCCCTGATAAAGTCGTTAGAGCGACTTAGCCAATTCACGAACAATTCAGGGCTAATTACTATATACCTGAATAATGGCAGCGTAAAGATGGATGCAGCCGATTACGATTTTTCACTTTCGGCTACCGAGGTTTTGCCCTGTAGTTACTACGGCGAGCCGTTCAAATTTGGTTTGCAAGATTTCCGTTTAATCAAGTTGCTAAAAAGCATAGTTGCGGCTACAGAGGCTACGTTTAGAATCGTAGACCAAAGCCGGGCGATTATCATTGAGCCGGGAGTGCAGCCATTGAGCGAAGAAATAACTATGCTGTTAATGCCAATGTTAATAAGAGACTAATCCCCGGAGCGTATGCGTAAAGTAGATATAAACCGCCGTTACAGGAGTTGCGCGATATATTGCGTAACAATAGGCCGTAAGAATGATGGCCGGGGCCATATTACGTGGAAAGCCCTTGAAGAAAGATTTGGTATAGGTTGGGAATCTTTGACCAACGAACTAAAGGTAAATGGCATATTGCACGGCACGGTAGGTTATATGTACCTAACGCCGCGTTGGGCGGCTATGACAGCAGCGGAGCAGATGGAAGAAATAAAGAAGATTTACCCTTATCCCTATAACGAAAGATGATTGTACTTAGTTTATTCGACGGCATGAGTTGCGGACAAATCGCTTTGCGCGAATTGGGCGTTACGATAGAAAAATACTACGCAAGCGAGGTAGATAAGTTTGCTATTGCTAACACGATGGCCAACTTTCCCGACACGGTGCAGTTAGGTGACGTGCGAGATATTGACGCTACGGCGTTAGGACATATCGACTTACTGATAGGCGGTAGCCCGTGCCAAAGTTTTTCCTTTGCCGGGAAACGCGCCGGTATGAGTACCAAGACTAACGAAAAGATACTGACTTTAGACAGATACCTGGAGTTGAAGAAACAAGGCTTTGAGTTTGAGGGCCAAAGTTACCTGTTTTGGGAATATATCAGAATCCTACAGCAAGTCAGGCAGACCAACCCCGGCGTTTTCTTCATGCTCGAAAACGTGGAAATGGGTAAACGGTGGGAAAGCGTCATAGACGAAGCGATAGGCGTTAGAGGCGTACACATTAACAGCGCGTTAGTATCGGCACAGGTAAGAAAGCGTATCTATTGGACTAATATACGTACATTCCAAAGTACGATGTTTGTACCGCCTGACAGCGCGATACCGCAACCAAAAGACAGGGGTATTTTGCTAAAGGACATCTTAGAAACAGACGTACCGCAACGCTACTACCTGAAACCCGAAGTAGTGCAGAAACTCTTAGCCCACAGCGAGAGGAACAAAGAGGCCGGTAACGGCTTTGGTATGAAGCCACGCGGGGGGGGGAGAAAATGAACGCTCTTAGAGTTGGCGGCAGATATGTTTACGACTTAGTATTAGTTGAACATGAAAGAGTTTGTAAAGATGGACTACAAAGGCAGAGTTTCACCGAATCAGGACAAAGCAAATTGCCTATCGACTAAGAACTATCATAGCGACATGGATTTGATTTGTGTAGCCCAAAGAGGACATGAGTACAGAGGCGAACCCGCGCACTTTATACCCAGTACCCAACCCGGTAAGACGAATTGCCTTACGACGGTAGCAAAAGACAACTTGATATTACAACGGCCACGCGGAGCGAACAAAGGCGGCTTACACGTAGACAAATCGCCGACGTTATCCGCTAACGCATGGGAACAAAATAATTTAGTGGTGCAGATGAAAGAAGAAAGTGTAAAGCAGATAAACCCAAGCCGGGAAAGTGGAGGTACACAGCCCCGGCAGCAAAACCGCGTATATGATGCAGACGGGCAGGCCCCGGCGTTGATGGAGGGCCACGGCGGCAGAACCATTAACGTATTAGTGGGGGGGGATGCAACCGAAGCAGTCATAAGACGGCTAACCCCTACGGAATGTGCGCGATTGCAGACTATCCCGGATTGGTACAAATGGGAAGTTTCCGAGACACAGCAATACAAAATGTTAGGTAACGGTTGGACGGTTGAGGTTATAAAGCATATACTTTCGTTTCTACCTGAAAACCTAAAAAAGTGATGGCTTATGAAAGAGATAGTTTTTAGTCACAAAATAAGTGAATCAATGAATAGCGGTTTTGTCAAAATACTGCAAGATAAGTTGATGAACGAAGAAAGACCGTTTGAAATGCGTATGCGCAGAATCGTAAGCGGTATTTGGGAAGTGGAAATATACACCGACGGCGAGAACTACCAACATTTCAGGAACTTGTTAAAGGAGTTAGTGTAATGGGTACGATTGAACTTAGCCACGATTTCGCTTTGGATATAGCGACAGCGCACAGCCGCCTATCTAAGAAGTGGAAAAACAAAAAGTGGCAATGGAGCGACTTAGTACGCCGATGCAGCCAGACGAAGCGCACCGACGAAAGCGTAGGTGAATACCTGAAAATGACCAAACAGGAACAAGCCGACATTAAAGACGTGGGCGGCTTTGTGGGCGGTTATCTTTCAGGCGGTACACGCAAAACGGCTAACGTGATGTGGCGTAGTGTGGCCACGCTTGATATAGACTACGGCACGGCCAGCGTTTGGGATGATTTCACGATGCAGTTTGGCTTTGCCGCTATGCTATACAGCACCCACAAGCACACCCCGGAAAAGCCGCGTCTAAGGTTGGTGTTTCCTCTATCCCGGAACGTAAAGCCAAACGAATACGAGCCGCTTTGCAGAAAGATAGCCGACACGTTGGGTATAGACCTATTCGACATAACGACGTATCAGTTACCGCGCCTATTCTATTGGCCGAGTACGAGCCGAGACGGTGAGTTTATATTTGAGTATCAGGACGGCCCCGCTTGCGACGTGGACGCGATACTAAAGACCTACGTAAACCCGTTTGACGTATCAGAATGGCCGATGGGTAGCCGTGAGACCGAAGCCGTAGCCCACGAACTACGCAAGGCGGGCGACCCGTTGGAAAAGCCCGGACTTATCGGCGCGTTTTGCAGGGCCTACACCATAGAAGATGCTATAGATACGTTTCTGCAAGATGCTTACGTAAAGACGGGTACAGATGGCCGCTATACGTACAAGTTGGGTAGCGTTGCCGCCGGTTTGGTTTGCTACGAGGGAAAGTTTGCCTACAGCCACCACGAGACAGACCCGGCGAGTATGCAGCTTTGCAACGCTTTCGACCTTTGCCGTATTCACCTTTTCGGCGTACACGACGAGGGTAGCCGGGTAACTGACATAACCCGTTTGCCGTCGTACCTGAAAATGCAGGATTTCGCGGCCAAAGATAAGACCGTGCGCGTATTGCTTACCAAGGAACGCCGCGCCGATGCTGAAAGCGATTTTGCCGACGTGGATTTAGACGAAGCGGAAACCCCGGAAGAGGCTAACACGGATTGGATGGCAGATTTAGAGTACGACCGTAAGGGAGCGATTAAGTCTACGGCCAAAAACATTATCTGCATTATCGAGAATGACCCGCGCCTAAAAGGGCATCTTTGGCACGACCTGTTTAGCGGCTTTGATTTGGTTAAGGGCGGTTTGCCGTGGGATAAGAAAGCGACCCAATGGGGAAACCGCGACGATGCTAACTTACGCATCTACTTAGAAGAGAACTACGGCGTAACCGGCAAAGATAAGATTAAGGATGCAAAGGACGCGGTATTTACCCGCCGCCGGGTGCATCCGATACGCGACTACCTGAATAGTCTAACGTGGGATGGTACGCCGCGCCTTGATACGCTTATAGTAGACTACTTAGGCGTTGAAGATACCGCGCTTAACAGGGCTATGACCCGAAAACACTTTACCGCCGCCGTAGCCCGCGTTATGAATCCCGGTTGTAAGTACGACTATTGCCTGATTGTGACCGGGGCCGAGGGCATAGGCAAATCTACCCTGTTTAGCGTGATGGGCGGCGAGTGGTTTAACGACAGCCTGGTAACGATGGAGGGTAAAAGCGGTATGGAACAAGCGCGAGGCGGTTGGGTAATAGAGTTGCCCGAATTGGGTAGTATCAAACGAAGCGACGTAGAGCAGGTGAAAGCCTATATAAGCCGTCAGGATGATACCTACCGGCCCGCCTACGGTACGGTAACGGAAAAGCACCCGCGCCAATGTATATTTTGCGGTACGACCAACGAAACGTATTTCCTGAAAGGCGACACGGGAAACCGCCGCTTTTGGGTTATGGCCGCTGATGCTGACAGGCGTAAGCATAACGACGTTAAAGCCGACCTGATGGCAGAGCGTGACCAAGTTTGGGCCGAGGCCGTAGAGCGTTGGAAAGAGGGCGAAAAACTCTACCTACCCGCCGACATGGAAACGGAGGCAAGGCACAGGCAAGCCGAGTATAACGACGATGCAGACGACCCGGTTAAGGATATGCTTTTGGCTTACCTTGACATGAAGTTACCGGGAGAGTGGCAGACGTGGGATTTGAAACGCCGACGCGCCTACATTACCGACCCCGACCCGTTAGACCAAACCGGCACGGAAGAGCGTACCAGAGTTTGCGCCGCAGAGTTCATTTGCGAGAGGTTAGGCCGCGATATGGGCGATAAGGAATACAAATACTTAGCCCGTAGGGTTTGCCGCCTCATAGACGATTTACCCGGTTGGGAGCGTATGGGCGTATCGAAACACGCCGCCGCGATTTATGGAGTACAGAAGTCATTTAGAAAGTTATTCGATTATGAAGAAAACGACGATATTTAACCCCGGAATCGGTAAACCGAACTTTGGTTTACCTTTGAGTTTCGGTTTACCAAAAAATGTTAATGCCGGTAAACCAAAAAATTTCGGTTTACCTTTGGTTTACCGTTTAGTTTACCGCGAAACACCTTTGTATAAAGGCGGTTTAATAAAAGTAAACCAAGTAAACCAAGAGTTTATAAAAGAGTTTGTGATTATAGTATTAAACGGGAATAAGAGCATTAACGCGAGCGCGTGCGCGAGACCAAACTAATATTACGTATAATGTTATAGAGTTTAAGTTTACGGTTTATAGTATGAAAAAAGGTATTGAAAACATAGTCAGACATTCCGAGGTATCGGAAAAGGAAATAGAGAAATATTTGTGCAAGCGAATGAAAGAAATTGGTTTGCTATGCCTCAAATATTCAAACCCGAATGAAACCGGCTACCCGGACAGGGTGATAGTGTTACCGGCCTCACAATGTATGTGGGTAGAGTTGAAGAGCAAAGGGCGCAAGCCGTCTAAAGTTCAGGAACTACGTATAGCAGAGTTGAAGAAACTAAAGCACGTTGTTTGGGTGATTGATAATAAGCCCTTAGTCGATGAATTGACAGAGGAACTAAAGAAGTGGTTAGCCGACAACGAGGCCGAGTTTGAAAAGTACGAGACAAAAAAAATACAAACCCAAAATTAGCGTTATGATTTTCAGACCTTACGAATATCAGCAAACAGCGATAAAGTGGATTTTGAAAAATCCGCGTTGCGGCCTATTCCTTGATATGGGTTTGGGTAAGACGGTTAGCACCCTAACCGCTATTCAGGAACTTATAGACGATTGCGAGATTAGCCGTACCTTAGTCGTAGCACCTAAGAAAGTAGCCGAAACCACATGGACTACAGAGGCCGAGAAATGGGAACACCTGAAAGGCTTAACGGTTGCAAAGGTGATGGGTACGGAGAAACAACGTAAGATGGCGTTGGCATCCAAGGCAGACGTTTACGTTATAGGCCGTGATAGTTTCGTTTGGTTGGTTGGCCTCTACGGTGGTAATCTACCCTTTGACGTTTTGGTTATAGACGAACTTACGAGTTTCAAAAGCAGTAAGTCGAATCGCTTTAAGGCTATGCGTATGGCCACGCCTACCGTTAGCCGCGTTATCGGCCTGACAGGTACACCAGCACCTAACGGCCTGATAGACCTTTGGGCGCAGATGTATTGTTTGGATATGGGCGAGCGTTTGGGTAAGTCAGTAACTAAGTACCGGGAAACGTACTTTGATACCTATAACCGAAATGGCATTACCCTACGTTGCGACATTAAGAAAGGTTGCGACGATATTATACGGCGTAAGATTGCCGATATATGTTTGTCGATGCAGGCCAAAGACTATCTGCAATTACCCGACCTGTTAGTGCATACTATCCGGGTGCAGCTTTCGCCGTCTGTTATGACAGCGTACACGAAGTTTGAACGGGAAAAGGTTTTGGAGTTTCAAGACGAACACGCCGGGGAATCCGCAAACATCTTAGCCAACAGCGCAGCGGGCTTAATGAATAAGTTAAGTCAGTTTGCCAACGGTGCAATATACGACGAAGATAGAAACGTGCATGAAGTACACGACGAAAAGTTAGACAGGTTAGCCGAGATAATAGAAGCGGCCAACGGTAACAGCGTATTGGTTTTCTATCAGTTCAAACACGACGTAGACCGCATCGTTAAGAAACTGAAAGGCTATACCGTGAAAGTCTACAAAGACGAATCGGAGTTAAAGGAATGGAACGCGGGAAAGATTGACGTACTATTAGCGCACCCGGCATCTACGGCCTTTGGCCTGAATATGCAAGCCGGTGGCCACTACATAGTTTGGTACGGTACAGGTTGGAACTTAGAGTTATTCCAACAGGCCAACGCCCGCCTACACCGTCAGGGCCAGCAGTACCCGGTACAAGTCTACAAGTTGGTTTGTGCCAACACCGTAGACGAAAGAGCCGTAGCCGCTTTGGAAAATAAGAAAGGCGTACAACAAAGTTTGTTGGATAGTCTTAATTACCTGATAAGAAAGCATAGTGCAGCAGTTAAGTAACAACTAAACAATATACGACGATGGCGAAAGATAAAGACTACGTTAGCATGATACACAAAAACAGGTGGCTACGATTGCGTAAGGCCAAACTTACGAGTAACCCGCTTTGCGAGAGGTGTAAGGAAAACGGCATAACCAAAGAGGCTACCGAAGTACACCACGTAACGCCCGTAGAAGATGGATTGACACAGCGAGAGAAAGAAACGCTTATGTACGATATTCACAATTTACGGAGTTTGTGCCACGATTGCCACGTACTTACTCATACTGAAATGGGCCGTAGTGGTAAGGCACACGCGAAACGTCGGGCATCCGAGCAGATGGCGCGTTTTTGTAAAAAATTTCTCATTTGTTTAATATTGTTAAAAATGTTAAAGGGGGCGGTCATTTTTTAACACTCCCTACCCCGGTCGAACCTCGCCCATCCCTTTCTCCATGCGTGAGTAGTTTTTTGAGGCTGTGGGGGTAAGCCGGTTTTAGTTAGTACGATTTTGAATTATGGAAAAAAGACGTAGAATAAGCAAGGCCGACGTTTCGGTTATGGCCGTTGAAGAAATACAACTGCAAAGCCTGGACTTTGGCGACGTTGGGTTAGAGTTGAAAGACCTTAACCTAAATTTCTTCGACGTGAACGGGAAACAAAAGTATTCAGAGGAAACCCGCTACCTGAAACCGAAAGTGTACGTTAAGCCCAAAGGGTTTTACGCCTGCGAAAACGCGGTCAAACTTGCCCGTGAATTGCGGTTAGACTTTGGAGAGCGTGCCGACGTAGTGGTTAATGGCAGTTTCATATTTGGCGACTTTATAGAAGCCTATTTGATAGCACAGAAAGCCGTCTGCAAACGCATGATAGTATCTACGCTTTCGCTATCAGAAAACAACGTCGATAGTTTTCATAACCTGATGGCTAAAGGTTGGATAGAGCGATTAGACTTAGTGATTAGCCACTATTTCTATAGCCACGAAAGATATAAGTTAATTCCTTACGTCTACAAGCGTTTGGATATAGACGATAAATTTCAAATGGCCGTCGCTTTCGTTCATACCAAGGTGATAGCCTTTGAGACACGCGGAGGCCGTAAGATAGTGATACACGGTAGCGCGAATTTGCGCAGTAGCGGTAACGTAGAGGCTTTCACCATCGAAGAAAACCCGGAGTTATACGATTTCTACGTAGGCATCTACGACGGTATAATAGAGCGGTATGCCACCGTTAATAAAGTTTCTAATCGCCGGGAACTTTGGCAGGAGATAGGAGGCGAAAAGTCTAACAAAAAAAATCCGTAAACGCTATGAGCAACCAAGCAGGAAACGGACACACCGGCAGCGGTGGGAGTGGCGGCAGCGCAGCGTCAAATCGTTACGACGATATGCCGTTTGCCGCGCCGTCAGGTGGAGGCGCAGACGTGCCGTTTTAATCCGGGGAGCGGGCCTAATACGCCCGCACCCTTAATAGTTGAATAAGTAGCAAAATATAATTGATATGGCGAAACGTAAGATGAACCCTAATAGTTTGGCAAATTTGGAAAAGCGCAAGCCTTTTCAGAAAGGCCAGATTACCAACCCGAAAGGCAGACCCCGAAACCGCGTACCTGAATACCGGGAAAAACTTATGGGGCCTGATAAGGCCAAGGCGTTTCAGGGTATTAGCCGCGATGAATATTTTTCGTGGTACGAAACCCTGTTAGCCCTGAATATTGACGAACTGAAAGACTTAGAGAGCAACGCCGAAGTACCGATGTTTGTAAAGACCTACGCCCGCGCAATGGTAGCCGATATGAACGCCGGGCGCACTACGACGGTGGATAAGATGGTAGACCGCATAAATAACCGTTCAGAGCAAAACAGAGCCAAGGAAAGCGGCAGCGTAGATTTGGCCTACGACAGCGGAACGGCAGAGGCTACGGCGGCTATTCAGAAGCGTATCGGGTATAAAAAGCAGTATATTGTTAAGTTGCTCAAAAAGCAAGGCAAATACACGTCTGAAATGGCTTTGCAAGCCACCATTACGGCGCAACTCATGGTAAGGACTGAAATACTTGCAGAGGAAATTTTTAGTTGTGGTCACAAAGCCGTAAACGTAGAGATTTCCCGCGAGGGTAACAACCGCGAGAGTATCAGCCCCAAGGAAAAACTATACTTAGACCTGACAACGCAGACGCAAAAGGCGTTGAGGGCTTTAGGTATGAATACCGATAGCAAAGACCGTAAGACCCCGGAGAGCGACGGCCTTACTAAACTCATGGAAGAATTTTCTAACGATAACGACGATTAAATATGAAGAAAATATATATTAGCGGCCCGATTAGCGGATTAGAACGCAGCGAGTATTTGGCACGTTTTGCCAAGGCCGAAAGCCTGTTGGCCGATAACGGCTACCGGGTAGTGAATCCCTGTAAGTTTTTGGTTTGCCGTTGGCAATGGCTTTACAGGTTGGTAGGTTACAACGTCGCATTATGCTACGACCTTTGGCAGCTTTCCCGTTGCGATTACATCTACCTTTTGCCCGGTTGGAAAGACAGCAAAGGCGCAACTATCGAAAGTTTCTTTGCATGGCATATTGGCGTTTACCGCCTGACTGAAAAGGAGCGTAAGCCGGTAGACCTGAAAATGGCCAAGTGGATAGCCCGGCGCGAAAAGAGCAAAATAATTGCGCCTGATATACCAAGACCTGAAATAAAATAAGAGTATGACACAGGAAGAGAAAGCCAAGAAAAGGCAACTTAAAGACGAAGTAGCCGCCGAGTTACAGGCTAACCGCGATAATTACCTTACCCGCTATAGTTATGCGCTTACAGAGACCGACAAGCGTATGACAGACTACGTTTTGAGCGTTATAGATAATCCCGACGGCCATAACCTCTACGAGTTATTGAAGATACGCCGGTTTTTTCAAATGCTCGATAAGTGGGTTTGGAAGCCCAAGCGCGTAAAGAAGAAAATCAGGCTTTACGAGAAATTGAAGTTTAGCGGAACGTCCGGGCGTAGGCGTTACAAACTAACGCCGGTGCAAGTCTTTCAGATGGCTAATATTTTCGGCTTTGCCCGTCCTGATGGCCGTAGGCTTATCCGTATCGTCTACATATTCGTACCGCGAAAGTTCAGTAAAACGACATTTGCGGCGTTTTTGGCCGTTGACGATATGCTGTTTGGTGACTATAACGCAGAAGCCTACGTAGGGGCCAACTCTTACGACCAGGCGAAAAAATGCTTTAACGAAGTCAGGCACATAATGTTTGACTTAGACCCGCGCCAAAGGCATTTCAGAATTAACCGTGAAACGGTGACGTTCAGAGACCGGGGCCGGGAGAGTTTAGCGCAGTGCCTTACGTCCAACGCGCAGACCAAAGACGGCCTGTTTGCATCGTTGGCCATTATAGATGAATATTCACAGGCGAGAGACACGGCCAACAAGTCAGGCGCAGACCTAAAGAATACGCTTACGTCCTCTATGGGGCCACGCCGTAACCCGCTAACGGTTATCATTACGACGGCCAGCGACGTAATAGAGGGGCCGTGCTACAATGAATTGG